GTGCCTTCAACTTCGGAACATACGTTCACGAAGTGCTGGCGCATAAGTTCCCTGGATTGTTGGGAGTAATCACCGGCATCGGTCCGTTCAACGCGACCGTAAACGCCCAGTCTGCGGGTCTGAATTAACCTTTAGAGCGTTCACAGGGGGCGCTCTGACGAGATCAAGGCTCGTTGCTTCGGCGGCGGGCCTTGATTTTTGAGTGGCTAAAGATCGACGGGATCGGTAGAATGGGACGATTCCGAGGTCTCAGCGTGAAAGTCTTACTTTGCCAACTTGACGGGTCGCTTCCCAACATTGCCCTGATGCGGATATCCACCTGGCATCGGCGGCGCGGCGACGAAGTCGAGATGCGGCATGGCGCTGCGTTTGAGCGAACCATCTTCGATGATTCCGTTCCCGATCTGGTCTACGCCTCTGCGATATTTCGCAAGACGATTCCCCTGGCCGAACGATTGAAGCATTGCTACCCGCAAGCCATCATCGGCGGGACCGGCGTCGATCCAGCCAGAAAGGGTGAACTGGTTCCTCTGAGTGCGGTCATTCAACCTGAGGTTACCGCCATCGAAAAGCACGGCATATCCATCGGCCAGAGCGCCGTTGATCTCGATTATTCGCATTACCCAAATTATCCCGCATCTATCGGATTCACGCAGCGCGGCTGCCGATTGGCTTGCCCGCATTGCTGCGTCCACGTCAAAGAGCCTGAGATGAAGGCAGTCAACAGCGTCTACGACGTGTGGCGCGGCGGAAGGCACCCCAGGCATCTTCACTTGTTAGACAATGACTTCTTTGGGCAACCAGACTGGCGCGATGTGATCCGAGACATCCGCGAGGGCGGCTTCAAGGTGAGTTTCAACCAGGGCATCAATGCTCGCTTTTTGACTGACGAGGCCGCAGAGGCAATCGCATCTGTCGATTACCGGGACGATGGGATGAAGGTAAAGCGCATCTACACCGCCTGGGACAATCTAAAAGACGAGGACCGTCTCATGGATGGACTGAATCGTCTCGTGAAGTACGGCGTCAAACCGGATCACATCATGGTCTATGTGCTTTGCGGATACTGGCCGGGCGAGACTTTTGCGTCATGGGACCACCGACGCAAGGCATTGAGGAGATTTGGCGCACGCCCTTATCCGATGCCATTTGTGCGGACTCCTGAACTGATTGGATTTCAACGTTGGGTAATTGGAGCCTACGACAAGCCCAGTCGAGAATGGCCCGACGGCATTCCGTGGGAGATATGGGAATCGAACGGATATCGCCCAGAGGGCCTCAGGGCAGAGCCTCTATCAATCGCCGATTTCCCTCTCTGCGCATCCGGTGTAAACTGACCGCATGGTTCTCCCGTGCATGCCCGGCAAGCCAAAGGTGCGCAAGGTCAACGGCGTTTGGCAGGTGTTCATTCCGAACGAGGTCTTTGGCCAGCACGCCAGCGGAACGTATCATGGACCTTGTGTGACCTGGAGCGCGGCGGTGATGATGGCAGTTGGCATCGCGAGTGCCGTCCTACGTAATGTGCGATCGGTGAATACGGGAGCGATGCAGATCGGGAGTGTGAACTGATGGCGAGACAAAAGGTGTTCCTTCCAGTTGATCCGCAACCGTCTCCAATGAACGACGACGACCTGGAGATACACTTCCAGTCCCGCGGGGCCGTCGGTGATCAGGTTGCGGTTCTGACAAGCGCGCAGGCCATTTCCCTCGGCAAACTCATTCAGGCCAAATACGGAGCGACCGCATGATAGGCCCGACACCGCTGGACCTCGTAACCGTGAATCAGGCCGTCGCCTGGATCTTCGGCGCGCAGCAGAACATCGGCCAGAACACGGGCGTGCTCCAGACGCTGATATCGTCCCTCTCTCTGGATGTTCTTCGCAGGACCGGGCGCGCCACCCAGAACGGCTCTGTCCCTTCGCAGTCACCATTCAATCAGGCTGTCGCCTATTCTGAGTCCTACACAGGCAACGGGAACGATCTCTTGCAGCTCCGGAACTGGCCGATTCTTTCCGTATCCCCCGTGACGATCTTCGGCAACGCAGTACCGCAGTCGACCGGGCCGAACTCTTACGGCTGGTTCATTGAGTCAAGCGGGCGGTTTCTGGGGCTACGGCTTGGCGGTAGTCTGGTCGGCGGGTCCATTGGGTACTGGGGCGGCGGATGGGCTGGACTACGCGGCGGGACGCAATGCCGCGGCGGCTGGCCGAAGGAGATCGACTGCATCCAGGTTTCCTACACCGCTGGGTTCGCGGCAAATGCGGTATCGAACGAGCTCCAAACGATCCCACCGCAACCGGCGGCCTGGCAGGCAAACCATACCTACGGAAACGGCGCGCTGGTCTTTGATGGGACAAACGTCCAGCAGTGCACGATCATCGCCGCCGGCAACGCGACGAGCGCCAACTCCGGAGCCACCACACCGCAGTGGGGAACGAAGCCCGGGGTTTATACGCCGGACGGCGCCTACATTTCCTGGGACTGCCTTGGTGCGCCGTTCACCGTCACGGTCAACAATCTGCCCTGGATATCGGATGCGGGCGTCCTCTACTTCTCGACCGGGCTTCCTCTTGCTCCATTCAACACGGCGCCGACAGTCGGCCAGTATTATCTGGCCGGAAACGGCGTTTATCTGTTCAGTTCGGCGGATGCTGGCAAGCAGGTTCAGATAAGCTACAGCGCGGCCGGCACGCCTTACGACCTACAGGAGACCGTCCTGCGCTGGGTCAACCTGATCTACAAGCGGCGCGGCTGGGAAGGTATTCGGTCCCTGATGCAGAAGGATGCGGGTTCCACAATTTACACATCGTTTGAGATTGATCCGTCGTTTGAGAAGACGTTCATGTACTACCGGCGGAGGGCGTAGATGCCTGACGTTCCCCTCGGTCCATATCGCGAGTCCGTTGCCGTCACGATCGACACCAACGCGGTCGGGCCGATGCTGGAATCAAAGACGGATGCGATCATGCAGGCCCTGGCGACCAAGATGGACTTCACGACCGCGCGCCTGCAACAGGTCATCGTCGATGACAAATTGCAGGGGCAACTGCTCAACCATCGACTTGGGCATCTTTCTAATAGCGTTCGTCCGACGGAGACGGTTGCGACCGCAGACGAAATCAGTGGTGGCGTGGTAGCGGGCGGGACCGGCGCACCGTATGCGAGGGCGTTGGAGTATGGTTCCAGAGCCCATCTGATTCGCGCGGTGAATGCCAAGGCTCTACAATTCGAGGTCTCCGGGGCGAGCGATTATTCTCCATGGGGCGGTCTCTTCTCGAAATCTGACAGCGGTATGATTTACGTCAAGCAGGTTATGCATCCAGGCACACGTGCCTACGCCTTCATGCGAGGCACCCTTGATGAGCAGGCCCAAGAAATACAGGCCGGCTTCCAGCAGGCGGCAGCGGAAGGGGCGAACTCGTGAAGCTACCGGCAGAAACCATCTATCAGGCGATCTTCGACCAGACCTGCTCGATCAACGCTCCCCAGGCCACCGGCGCGCCGTCTCTGACCCCATTTGCGACCATGAGCAGGCGCTGGCTGAAGTGGGATCAGATCGGCGATATCCCGATCCCGGGTCTTTACCAGTTGCAGCCATCGGACGGGATCAAAATCCTCCGCGGGGAGCGCGGCGTCCAGAAGTACGAACTCACGGCCTATCAATTCCTCTACTTTGCCGTCGATTCCGGCAACCTGACAACGCCTATTTCCCCAACCTTGAACGCCTACTTCGCCGCGGTTGATCTCGCCTTTCAATCCTCAATGCTCGGCCTGAATGGAAAGCCAAACCAGAGCGGCAGACAGCAGTTGGGACTCGGACCCGCGCTTGAGCAGGTATGGATAGATGGCAGGGTGACGTTCGATGAGGGGCTTGTCGCGCCGCCGGCGATGCTCGTGTTCACTATCAAGGCGATTTGCGGCTGAGTTATAATGGGGTTGTGGGCGCTGAGAACGCCCGCACTTCAGGCTGTAAGGAGCCGTCCATGCCAACCCCATCGAATTCCACTTTATCTGTTCCCTGCATCTGCGGCAATCTGAATTGCGTGATCCCTTTTGGTTTCTGCCACTGCGGATGTGGGAAACCTACTCGAATAGCACCATGGGACGACCCTCGCTCTGGACAGATGAAGGGCAAGCCAATCCGCTTTGTCGCTCATCATCAGCGGCGTCCTAAAATACAGGTCAACATCCCGCCCGATGCGGTGTGCATATGCGGTGATCGGGAATGTCAGATTGCGTGGGGGTTCTGCCATTGTGGATGCGGACAGAAGACGAGCATCTATCGGGCAAACAATCGCAATTATGGATGGAAGCGAGGGTATCCCTGCCGGTTCTATAAGAACCACGGGGGCGGAGTCGCTACCCAGGCCAGAGAGTCCGACTTGGGGCGGTTCAAGATCGAGGATGTCTATTGCAGGCTTATCCCGTTAGGAAATGACCTCTGGGCTATCGTAGATGAGGCCGATTACCAATGGCTCATGGGCTACAGATGGTGGGCAATGTGGGCAAAGGGTATGCAATGCTACTACGCTGTCCGTGGGCGGCTAAAAGACGAAGCCGAAGACGGCTGGCCTTCCACCATTCTGATGCATCGATTCATATTGGGTATAAAGCGTGGCCGCTCTATCATGGGCGACCATAAGGAAACGCTCGCCACCCTCGATAATCGGCGGAAAAATCTGCGTAAGACAAATGCCAGAGGGCAGAACCGTAACCGGCGTAAGCCGAAAACTAACACCTCGGGCTACAAGGGCGTCTACGATAAGGGGCGCGGTGCGAACCCGTTCTGCGCCCAGATTCGAACTAGGAGAGGAAACTTATATTTAGGTTGCCGCGCGACAGCCGAGGCGGCTTATACAGAACTCTATGTCCCGGCGGTTGCTAAATATCACGGAATTTTTGGGCGAGTCGACTAGCTGTTCTTGTGTGGAATAATCACATGCGTTACAGTGGCTCCAGAATTCGCGCGCCCCCTGCCGCGCTGAGGAGATGCTTCGATGAGCGAGACTCAACTCCAGACTCTTGGCTTCGGCTCGGGCGTAATTTGGGCGTTTCCAACGGGCGGCCAGACCGGATCGAACGTAACGCCCTGCGAAATTGGCACACTGCAGAACGCCAAGGTGGACTTCGCTGCGGACATCAAGGTTCTACACGGACTTTGGAGCTTCCCGGTTGACTCGGCCATCGGCAAGCGCACGATCAAAGGTTCCGCGGCCAGCGCGCAGTGGGAAGGCGCGGCCTGGAACAATCTCATGTGGGGAAGCGCGGGATCTGTGACAGCCGGCTCGGCAGGCACGGGAAGCTATCGCGAGTCATGGACTATCCCCGCAACTGGACCTTTCACAGTTTCCGTAACCAACTCCGCCCATTTCGTGCAAGACGGAGGCGTCCGTTATTCGACGGGTG